GATCCGCTTCCTTGGCGAAAGGAGGACGCGGCTGCGCTCAACAATTTCTTCAGAAGCGATACTGGCAAACGATTCAAGGACGCACTGTTAAACACTGTGCTAATGCAGAACGCTTCTGCTATAACTGACCGAAACCATTTGCAATACTCCTCAGGATTTGCAATGGGTCAGGCCAGTCTTGTGAAGGTCATCGAGATGATGGCCGATCAGGAATCAATTACGGGGCAGGAAGATGATCCGGATTCTGCCACGAATACATAGGATCAAAGTTGCGGTTGTTGGTCTGTGCGGACCAGCAAACGAGTAAAAGCACAACATGTCAGACGAATCAATCAGTGCAGATGGCCTACTCGCCCTAGCCAGAGATCACGATGCCGGTGTCGATATCGACAGCCAGCCAAGGGAGTCGTCTCCAACACCAAGTGAGACAGCTTCGACTGAGCAGGAATCCTCCAATGAGGTGACCGCCAGCAAAGAGTTCGATGGTGGTGAGAAGGAAGTAAGCACAAAGTCAGAGACTGAAACCAAGGCGACCAGCAAGACCGAGCCGAAGGTTGAGAAGGAGAAGAGCAGGTTCGCCCAGGAGCAGAACCGAAAGGCCAAGACCTGGGAGCAAATCAACGCTGAGAAGGAGGCCCTCAAGGCTGAGCGCGAAGCGGTGAAGCGTGAGCGTGAGGAATGGAGCAGGAGCCGGGAGCAATCCAAGGCTACCGAGACCAATTCTCATCGGGACGAGAAGGGCTATACGGCGGAGGACTACGAGTCTGCGGCCAAGGAGTTCGAGGCTGATGGCGATTCTCAGTTGGCCAAGGCAGCGCGAGCCAAGGCTGATAATGTCAGGAAAGCGGCTGGTGAAAGACAGCAGAAGGTTCAACAGGAGCAGTTCCAGAAGTCATGGGCTGAAAACTACGGCAAGTTGTCCGAGAAGGAGGCTTGGCTGAAAGATCAGAACAGCTCTGAGTACAAGCGTACTGTTCAGCTTCTGAATAATTTCCCGCTGTTGACCGCGACTCCTGATGGACTCGTTCACGCTGTCGAAATTGTGAAGCTCCAGAATGCAGCCGAACGATCTCAGTCGATGGAAGCCGAGAATAAGTCTCTGAAAGAACAACTCAGTAAGCTCCAGCAGAAGACCGCCATTGGTAAAAGCGTACCGGCAGGACAACTCAAAGCAGAGGAGAAGGATTTCTCCAAGCTATCCCTGAAGGAGCAAAGGGATGCGCTCATGCGAGCGACGAGAGAGTTCGACCGGGACGAAGGCTAATGGCCAACCACAACTAAAATATGCCAGTTACTACTTCAACCACGCTCACGAGCCAGTTCCAGAACTACTTCAGTAAGGAACTGCTCTCCATCGTTCAGCAGGAGACCATCCTGGATCAGTTCGCCATGAAGGCTCCGATCCCCCGGAACAATGGTAACAAAGCCATCACGATGTTCCGCTTCGGTGCGCCGAGCATCTCGGGTGTCCAACCCATCACCTCTGAGGGCACTCCGATCGGCTCCGCGAACTACCGTGCCCTGTCCCTGAACAGCCTGAGCAAGTCGCTCTCGCAGTACGGTCAGGTGATCGGTTTGACCGACATCCTCCGCGCCACGGATCTGTTCAACTCGCTCCAGCAGGCCACCAAGACCAGCGGTCTGGACATGGCCCTCTGGGTTGACTCCGTGATCCGTAACGTGTTGGTTGGTTCCAACCTCACCGTGAGCGGCACTTCGATTGGTTCTGGAATTGAATCTTCGATTTCCAACGATGACGCGGTAAACGTCAATGCGAGCGCGAACCCTACGGGCATCAAGGTGTACGGCAACCCCGCTACGCTTGAGTCGGGTGGCACTTTGACTCAGAGTTTTTCTGCGTTGAACTCCTCAACCACCCAATCGCAAGTAACGATGACCGCCTCGGCTGTCCTCGACTCCATGACCCGCCTGAAGCGCAACCGCGCTCCGATGATCAACGGTGGCTACGTCCTCGCGACCGACCCCCGCGTTTCCCGCGACCTGATGCGCGATACCGACTGGTTGAACGCCTCCAACTACGGCAACAAGGGTACTCCGTTCTACAAGGGCGAGGTTGGTTCCATCTACGGGTGCCGCGTGGTCAACCAGACCAACTCGTTTGTTAGCACCGGCTCCGGTACCGCTGGCGACGAGTTTGTTTATCAGGCTACCCCTGCTGGCGGCGGCTTGACGGCTGGCAAAGACATCATTGCCTCGTTCTTCCTCGGTAACGAGGCGTTCGGTATCCCCGCCCTGACCGGTGATGATCCGTTGTCTCCGAAGATCGTGATCACCGACACCCCCGACAAGAGCGATCCGTTGAACCAGCTCATCACCGTTGGTGTGAAGCTGTACTTCGCCGCTCTGCGTTTGGCCGCTGGTAACACCAGTGGTGCTGCTCCTGCGAACCTGAACCCGGCTTGGTACTTGGTGCATCGCACTAAGACCGCTTCCACGCTGTAATATGCGACCACAGACGGCCACCATTACGGTGATTGCCGTCAGCCCAAAGGGGCATCATCGAGCAATCGGTGGTGCCCCTTCTCATTCCGCTTGCGGATGTGAAGAGGCTGACAACAATGCGCCCATGATTTCTATTCCGGTCGAGGCTCTTTCCACTGACATGGAAGATGGCCAACAGGCCACTCCTGAGGTTGGTGATGAAGTGGTTCTCGATGAAGTTCGCGGTATTCTCAAGAAACTCGAAAACGGCGAAGCCTACGTCGAGATCAAGAGCGTGAACGGTATGCCCGCTGAGTACGAGTCCAAAAAGGATAAGGCCATGAAGAGCGAAGGCCCTATGGATGAAAAGGGTATGCGCGAGATGGTCGCTGAGTACGATAGCGAGATGGAGTCCTAACATGCCGATCTACACCTTCGAGAACAATGGCCGGTCCATCGAGCATATCGCTCCGATGGGTACTGACTCTGTTGTCCTTGATGGGAAACGGTGGACGCGACAGCCGGTGGCCCGCTTCGGGGTCACCGGTTTTGCTCGTGAAGCCGAACTCAAGGACAAGGTAAAGCAGGGATTCAGCCGGATGGAAGACCGGCAGGGTTCCCGCTTTGAAAGCACTTTCAGCAAGAATCAAATTCGGAAGATCTGGGATATATGAGCATTGAAACTAATCTGGCCATTGAATACTCGATGGGCGTTTCGGGCTTCGGCCTCGTGACCGCCACGAGCCTGACCACTGGCCCATTCGTTGCAATCACCACGGTTGCCCCGACCACTTTCACTTCGATCACCGGAAACAACATCACTGGCACTTGGTCCACGGCGACCATCCCGGCTGGTATCACGCTCCCTGGACCGATCCAGAGCTTCCAGCTTTCGTTTGGTGCGGTGGTGGCGTTCAACGGTGTGATCAACTCCTAAACAGGTGACTCTCGCTCTTGGAACAAGGTTGGCATCGAATGGAGGTGGCTCAGTCACCCCTATCGATCCTCCGATCTTGCGCCGAGACCTGCTTCAAGAGGATGAGTTCTTTCTCTTTTTGGAGGATGGAACGAGCAAGATAGTTATCACACTTGGAACCTATGATCGAATGGCACTGGAAGGTGGCGTTGATCTCCTTTTAACAGAAGCATTGGATAAATTCATTCTAAACGTAGAGTAATATGGCAGATACAAAGATTACATCACTGCTGACCCCACAGGTCACCACTAACCCCGCAACAGATGTTCTGCCGATTGTTAATATCGCAGACACCTTGATGGCCAGCTCCGGTTCCACCCGGAAGATTACGGTCAACTCCCTCTTGGGAGCTGGCGGCACCGCCACGCTCGCCAGCGCCACCATCACCGGCGATCTGACGGTGGATACCTCGACGCTGAAGGTTGATTCGACGAACCATCGGGTGGGTATTCTTACTGCGACTCCTACTGAACCGCTTACGATTAACAATACGGGCGGAGTTGGGTCTACTGGTGCGCTACGCGTTTTTGCTAACGATCAATCCCAAGCACGAATTTCGCTTCAAAATACAAACGGTCAGGCTTATCATTGGGTTGCTGGTTTTCCCGGTGCGTCCAACGCTGGCTTCGCTCTGTACGATAACACCGCTGCCGCAACTCGTTGGTATGTAGATAATACCGGAGTTCAAACTTGGCAGAATGTCGGCGGAGTCGCTGGCACCGCAATGACCCTCAACTCCACCGGACTTGGGGTGGGGGGAAGTCCGACCACTGGATTGCTGACTGTTGGATCTACCAGCAATATTTCCACAACTGCGAATGCTCTTACCGTATTAAGTCAACGCGCCACTTTTTCAATCACGGCAAACGGAGCCACCGATGCTGCTGGAACGACGTTCAACTATTCGTGGGCGAGCGGCGGTCAGGGTCCGCTAATCTTCCGCAATGCGGCTATTGCGAATGTGATGACGCTGGATGCCTCCGGCAACGTCGGCATCGGAGTTACGCCGAGTGCGTGGAGTGGCACTTTTCGCTCGATTGATATTGGTTCTGGTGCATTAACCTCTCAGACATCACAGCAGACCATTGGAATCTATGCGAATGCGTTTGAAAACGGAACCAACTACACGCGCAAAGCACTTGGGTTTGCTGCGGGTTACAACATTTACAACGGCGCACATTACTGGCTGAACGCTGCGTCTGGTGCTGCTGCAAGTACGTTTGCGTTTGGTAATGCCAAGATGACGCTGGATGCGTCGGGGAATTTGCTGGTGGGGACGACGAGTGCGATTG